ACATAGTCCAAATTGAAGAGCTTCCTGCTCCAAAGAAAACTCCAAGCATCTAACACCTTAGTATCTTTTGAGTTGCCTGATTCTAGAGTTAGAGGGATGAGTCTACTTGTGTCCAGTTCTAGCTGGTTATCTACCCTAGCTAATTCGGGAACATCTTCCCCAAGGAATTCAAAGTTCTTAATAAGCAGTTCTCGTTGAGCCCTGAAGTAGGGGATGCCTTTGGCTTCTGCGTAGAGTCTGGTGAAGTTTCCTGATCTTCCTGTCTTAAAGCATTGCCACATACCGCTATCTATATTGATGCTCATGTGCTTCTTCCAGTCATTAGATACGAACAAGGACTCCATGACAAATTCACGGCCACTAGCAGAGAGTTTGCCAATATCCTTAAAATTCTGCGTGATATAGTCTCTAATAAACTGAGGTGCTACTATGTACATAAAAACAATTTCCGAATCTAAATTCCAAACTTTTAAACAATGTCAACTAAAATACCGCTATCGGTATGTTGATCGTCTACCTGAACCCGCCAAGACCAACACAGAGGCTCTCCACTTCGGGTCTTACATCCACAAGATCCTAGAGGAGGGTGTGGAAGCAACAACTCAGTCTGAGATGCTGTTGATCGCTGAAGAAGTGAAGGGCTCATACAAGGTATCAAAGAAGTACGATGGCAAAGATTTACGATGTATTGATAATTTTCTTAAGTTTAATGCCAAGCTGGGAAAGACTGCGGGTATCGAGCTAGTCTTTGAAGTCCCCGTAAAGGAGGACATCACCCTGAACGGTATTATTGACCGTGTGATCCAGGGTGAGGATGGGGGTTATCTCATCATCGACTACAAGACTTCTAAGAGAGAGAAGACTAAGGTAGAGCTTTATCAGGATACACAACTAAAAGGTTATGTGTATGCCATCAGTAAGCTGTACGAGGTTCCCATCTCTAAGATCGTGGCTGCTCACTATTATCCCCTTACTAACAATTTCGTGCATGTCCAATACTCTGTTCCTCAAATCAATGCTCACTTAAGAAATATCGTTGATGAAGTCTGGAAGATCCGTAAGAAGAAGAAAGAGGAGATGAGGTCTAACAGAAACGAGTTCTGTAACTGGTGTCCATGGAAAGCTAATCATTGCCCTGAATTTAGTGAGTCACGGAATTGTCAGACAGCTATAGAAGAAAGTTTAAAACAGAAGAAGCAGATAGTAGAAGAATTAAAAGCTAAGAAGAAGAAGAAGTCTTAGGGTAAGTACCATATATAAAAGGGCGATAAATATCAATCTCTATCGACCTAAAGAAGTTTTCTACTTGATCTGGAGAGTACTTACACTTCTTAGTTAGGTAATTAAACAGCATCTCAAGCTTGATGGGCTTCTGTTTATTCATAGCATCCAGAACTTTCAACTGAAAATGCTTTACAAACTTTTCAGAGAACTTATGTCTCCACTTTTCTACGAATGAATAACTAAGCGTTTCATTTATCAAATCAAGGAAGTCTATAATCTCGATGTCTAGGTTGTTACTCATGGTTTAAATTTAATATATATAATATATAATAACACGACATGTCTAGATTTTCAAAACAAACTCAGAATTTTTTAAACTCTGTTGGAGCAGATCCTCAGATGAGCGTCCAGATGGTCCCAAAGTCCGATTCTTGTGCTAATCCAGGAGATGTTTTATTTTTTCGATATAAATTAGGAATAGGAAAGGGTAGTAGGGCTGAAAGGCTGTTTCTGGTTACGGAGCCTATTACCAGAGAAGCAGCTACAGGTAATTTGCTATTAACAGGGTTTAAGATCCCCGAGGGTGGAAAATATACCCCAGCCTCTCTAGAAACTCTATATAAAAATAAGGAGTTACCTAAAGATAACTACAGAACTTATATTATGAGTCATATCTTTGGTCCCCTCAGAAGAATAAGGAAGTCTTAATTATGGTTATAGGAATGGTTGCGGGTGCAGTATTAGACACCACTATGGGTCCGTTAATTACGGCCATGGACAAATTATCCGAAACGGTTAGAGAATCTTTTCAATTTGCCGATAGGGCTCAAAAAGCATCCTTAGCCTTAGGTGTTAGTTATGAACAGACTAGCGAATCCTTAGGCAGCACTATGAAGGGTCTTCGGGGAGACCTTAGCCAGAAGTTCCAGGCTGGTATCGCTAGTATGGAGGTTGGTCTTCAGGGGAACACCGCTGGTATTGCTAAACTTATCAACCAGCAAATGCTTACAGGGACGCAGTACCAACAAACCGCCAAAGCATTCGCTTCCTTAGAAGTTGGGTTAGGCTTGTCCAGAGGTCAGACAAATGCCCTAGCAGAGAACATGATAGGTCTTGGGGATAAGTGGGGAGTTAGTACAGATAAACTAGTTAAAGCCATGGAGAACTTAAAAGACACTCTACCTGCTCAGAGGATAGCAGGGATGGGTCCAGAGGTCATGCAAGCTGTAGCTATGATGCAAGCCAAAGTTGGCCCCCAACTAGCACCAGAACTCAGTAAGATCATGAGGGCGATCTTTGACCCTTCCGTGGAAGGCACAGCAACCTTGATGAGGCTAGGTATTGGCAATATAAGAGAGAAATTCTCTCAAGATAGGTCTGCCCTACAAAACTTCAATCTCTTAGAAAGCGCATTTAAGACAGCGGCTGAACGCTTTAACAATATTGCTGGTGGATCAGATAAAGCATTTCACCTAATTAGTAGAGCCCAACAAGCTTATGGAAAAACCTCTATTCATTTCACAACCTTAGTTGATGCCTTGAATGATCGTATAGCTAAGACTAATGATACCATGGCTGATTATGGGTCTACTTTGAAAAACTTAATGAAAGAGGCATTTGTAGGGTTCCAAGGAGGGATAGCTAAATTCTATCCACATTTCAAGGAGGTTATGGAGACACTATCGAGAATTACGGGTGTTTTAGGAGAGCGTTTTGAAAACTTTGCAGATTCATTAGGTGGTGAAAAAGGGGCAGCGGAAACAATGAGAAAATTTAATATAGCTATTGTTAAAGGTGCGATAATACTTTTTACTAACCTAGAGGGAATATTCAATTTGTTTGAGTCATTCGTAGTTACGGGGATCCCAACAGTATTTAATGGCATTAAGGATGGATTCCATGTACTTGTAAGACATGGGGGATATTTAGATTTGTTTACTATTGGTATCTTGTTGGCTACTAAAGCCATGCTGTCGATGGCTGATATTCTTGGAGTTGAAAACGCGGCGTTCTTCAAAATGCAAGCCGATCAAAAGTTAAATGATATTACAGAAGTAGCCAAGATGGTACAAATAGCAGATATGTACCCTCATATACTGGATCCTGATAAGACCCAAGCATTCATATCTAGTTTGGGTGGAAAGCTACCAGCAGACGATTCAGGCGGTGCGAAGCTATTTGCTGATTTCGTTTACAAACCAAAAACTGATATGGAAAAAGCCAAAGAATGGATGCGTAATACAGTCTCTGAGGGGATGGGGGAGTCCAAATGGATAAAAGGCTTAAATAGTCTATTACAGGATCTTGTTGGGGGTGAGGATACCGCGCATGATGATGCTGAGGAACAAAATCGATTATTAGGAGCGATTGAGGAAAATACCGATACGAAATCAGGTTTCTTGGGAGAGTCAGCCAATCTTCTTGGAGATAATGTCCGAAGTATTTTAGGATTTGGAGGAGACGCTACTTTTGCCGATATTCTTCAGATTCTCGAAACAGCAAATGATCAACGGGATGCAGCACTAGTAGCAGCGGGAGTAGGGGCAGCAATTGGAAAGCCTTAATAGGAATTAATTATGACAAGTAGATTTATAGTAGATAGAGCATTATCAGAACGATCAAAGCTTATGTTTTACTTCCCTAAGCCAGGGGAGGGGGCCGATCATTATGTTATTGAAATGCCCTTCTTTGAAAATATTGGTATTAAAGAATCAAAAAAAGCAAGATACAAAAAGTACTCTTTGATTTCTAGATCAAGTGATCTATACAGTTACTTAGGAGCAGACTCACGACAACTCAACTTAACTTTCAATATGACGCTACCGCATATCTTGGAAGAGCATCCTGATATCACCATGGACAAGTTCGTTAGGTATTCCAATGATGTTGGGAATATTGAATCTCAAAAGAGATTATTTTCTCACCCACAAGGACCAGAAATTGAGCCTTACGGGATGGCTGCATCACTAGGAACAGATTATACTAAAAACTTAGCAAGGGATTCTGCGTCTATGGTATTAAGTAATGCTTTTGTGAGTGGAACTCTAAATACGGAGTCTCAAGTTTATTTAGCTTCTAAGTATGGTCTTGAGGATCAACTTATTGGTGATAAGTTTGATAGCATTTTGAAACCTTTCGGACCAGCACAAAACAAAGTTCAGAGCTTTATTCAAACCTTGCAAAATTTGGATGCTACTCAAAAAACCCAAGGAACCGTTGACGCTATCGCAGCAAAAAACGGATCCCTCACGGGGGAGAATTCTTTAAGACATAGAGTTATTGACCTCATTATTTATTGGACAAACATCATTAGATCTAGTGTAACGAATAACTCAAAAAATCCACTATTTGGTCCTCCTATAGTTAGATTAAATCATGGAATCCTATATCAGGATATTCCCTGTATATGTACTAACTATTCAATTGACTATAATGAAGCAGCGGGATATGATTTAGATACCCTACTACCCAGACAGTTAAAAATAAGTATGAAATTAGAGGAAATAAGAACAGGAGACTTTGGTGAATATGATCCAGTAAATGTTATTAAGAGAGATAACTTAGCTGGATGGGAATCTGTTGTTACAGGCGAGAATCATAGTATGGATCCAGGAGCGAGGAGACTATAATGGCTTCTTTAGGGAGAAATAGAGGACCTTATAGCTTAGACTATAAAGAAGTCCTACACCGAGGAGTTACCACAACAACTATTCTGAATACTCCTAAGTTTGATAATATACTAAAAAACTTAGATAGTGCTTATGAGTATGAAGTTGGATATGTTCCTTTTGGATATGAGCATAGACCCGATTTGATCTCAAATGTTTTTTATGGTAGTCCTAAGAATTGGTGGCTTTTGATGTTGGTAAATGGAATTACCGATCCTGGAGAAGGCTTTAATGTAAGCCAGAGAATCCTCATCCCTAAAATATAATGAAAGTCCCCTCAGCGAATGTAATTGTTGGCTTCGATAAAGAAGTTATGAGTAGGCTCTTTGCAGCAGGGTCAACATACGAGAGTCTACTTAAGGGATTAACCAATGATGGGATTGATGATGTTATGGTTTTTAACAACGAATCAAATCCTAATTTTATTTCTTTTATGCATAGCGTCAGGCAGAAAGAGATGATTATGCAACTAAAACTCATTGATCCTAAATCAGAGTTTGAGAGAAGATTTTTAGATCATGACATCACCCCACCCTTTAATGATACCGCTCTTCAGGATATTTCAGATGTAATGACAAGTAAGGCGAACGATGATGTTAAGAAAAGCCAAGAGAATTATGATAAAGAGTTTTTCTCGGAAATCGAAGAGAAGTTAAATACCCAGTATCAGAACAGATACATTTATATAGCCTACGGTTCAGGGGATAACTTAGATTTCTGGGCTGGTCCTCACAGAATGGTTGTGCATAACATTGATCTTACTGTGAAAGGAGCTAAGGAAATCACTTTAACATTAGTTCCTAGTTTTATGCCCCTTAAGCTGGGCGAAAGACGAGGGGCATATAATGAGATAGTAGATTTAGACTTAGCTGGACTAATTATTAGGTTTTCAGCACAATCTAAACCTATAGAATTTACAAAAAGTCCATCCTATGATCCCCTAATGTATTTAGAAATTAATAAATCACCCGTTAAGGCTGCTAGAGCGTTGAACAAAGCTGATCTGGAGTATGGGGAATTTGACCCAGGCCAAGAACAATACTCTAATTTAGCATCAGAAGTAGGAAATTTTGATTTTCACGCTATCATCGTTGATACTTTAAGAAAATATATTCAAAAAGCAACGGGAAATAAGAATGTAGTTGTTCTCCTTCCAAATATTAATTTCACTTGCAGACAATTACTTAATAATATTCTCCTAAACCAAAAAGCCTCATCTCCATATACTGGATCATCGAGACCGAAGTTGGCTTGGGATTATATATATGATCCCTCTATGAGTAGATTAGGGTATCTTCAAAATGCTATTGATGAGATTTTATCCTCCTTTGGATTAGGGATTTACACAGTCCTTAAAGAGGGTAGTAACCCTGGAGAGTATTTAAAAGCACTTCCTACTAGTGATGTATCAATAAAACAAGATTACGAGAAGAATACAAGTGCTTATACGAGATTTAAAGAGTACTTTGAGAAATATGATTTCTATGCTATACTTGAAAAGTCCAGTAAAAAGGGTATACCTGATCACTATAAGGTTATTAAAAATGTTGTTGATACAATTAATGCAAATTCTAAAGAAAGTTATCAAACAGACTTAGGTTTATATACTGAGACTGATATAAAACTCTTGGACTTTTGGAGTCATGGCTTGGATTCGGATAATAGTAAGAGTTGGACTTTTGGTGGATATTCCAGATTTAGAAGTATTCGAGAAGCCATTATTTTTGGAGATAACGCACTGATTCAAAATTATCTTTACGGCAAGGCTGATTTGAATGCGAAATCTTATGACTCAGGAAAAACTCCTCCCATCCACCCCCTAGATTCGGCAACTATACTCACAAATAAATATAGTAAAGCAGTCAGGGAAATAACATACCCAGCACCCACGGGGACAGGCGCGTTCGGAGATGGCTCTGACCTGAGCGATCATTTTGAGTACATTGATAATTTAATACCAGACGATGATTATATTAAGAAAAACCGAATCCCTATTTTTAGATTTAATACAACAAACCCCAATGTATTAAATCTAAAAATGTCCCGTTCAAACCTTTATGGAACAGTAATGATGGCGGGATATACTAAAGTTATTGAGAGGAAATCGGCGGGAGTAGTGCAGGGAATCTTACCTACAGATATAGGAACACTTCCCATAAGAACTTGGGAAGCTGCGGTCTTGTACTTAGTAGAAAAAAGGTTTGCTATGGGAGCAGGGGATGAAGATGCGATACTTGCTAGTTTATCAGGTAAGCTTTCTACGGATTTAATAGAAACTCTTGGGAAGGGGAGTGCTTTAGAGACTGCGAAGTATGTTGCAACACTTGTTCAACTGTTAGCTGATGGAGGGGAGGAAAATCATATGGGTTTGATAGAGCTTGCCCAAATCGCCCCTGGAAATCCACAAGCCATCATGTCTGATTTTGTAGAAAAAATGACTAGAGAATCTTTCGGTATTAACATAACAACTATACCGTATTTCCATGTCTCAGACAATTATAAATTTAATTCCCCTTGTCTTTTGTATAGTGAGAATACTCCTATAAAACAATCTAGGCATGTAGCTAGGAGTAAATTGGATTCCTTCCTTAGTGGTCAGTATGATATATTGGGTTGGAGACACATTATTACTACGAAAACTGCTACTTCAGAGTTTGGTCTTGTAAGAAGGAACTTTACCATAGGAGATAAATAAATGAATTCACAAGATGATCCCATAGGGCAACAGCTAATTTCATTAGCAGAAGTTTCCGATGTAACGGACGCGAGCCGAAGCGGAAGATTCGTAGCTAAAATTAAAACGCTAGGAGGCAGGACACAAACTGTTAATTATGTAAGCCCTTATGCCTCCAAGGGGGTAGGAGCATTCGTTGGCATTCCACAGGTAGGGGTCCAGATTCTAGTCTGTCAACCCCACCCCGAAACATCCGAGTGGTACTACATGGGCTCTACTTTCGCCCCAGAGCCGCTAAATGTCATTGATGGTCAATTCACTACCCTAGCAACTCATTACCCCCTAGAGAGAGCCGCGCCGCTCCTATACAGGGCTAGAGGCGTTCCTATGGGAGTCCAGTTCACAGGCCCAGAGGGGGGAGGCATCTCAGTAACTACGGAATATAACCCCGATTTCATTAACAGTAAGACAGAAATCACATCCAATATAAATAAGAAAATCACCCTAAGCGATAGTCCAGCTATTGACGCTATTATTCTAGACTCAGGCAATGGAAGTACTATAAAGATTAGTGATAATCCTCAAAAGGGTACTCTTCCCGCTAGATCTATTGAAGTACAGAGTGTTGGTCCTCAAAAATATATCAATTTAGAGTCTCAGACTGATATCTTGGTTAGAGATGGTAGAGAGCTTCAGCTTCTTAATAACTCAACAGGTATCAATGCTGCTGAGGATGAGAAAGCTAAATCAGGAAATGTAAATATTCAGAGCAAGTTGAGAGATGTGAATGTATTCACTCAAGCTAAGGAAGGTAGAATATTTATTGAATGCTTAAATGTAAACGGAAACAATCAGGTTATTGAAATCCAAACGAATGGAGCAGACGGAGCGATTCGTATTAAGACAAATGGTAAAGTAGATATTCAAGCTAATAACATTGGAATTAATGCAACAGGGAATATTGATATGAAAGCTGGTGGTGCAATTAATATTGATGCAGGGGGGGACCTAAGCTTGAGGAGCGGAGGAACTGTGTACTCAGACGGAAGCCCCGATATTAGGCTAAACGAGGGTGGCTCCAACTTTGCTGAACCAAATATTGGCAATACAGAAAGCGCATACGATAATAGTGGTATCACTACATACTAAGAGGCGATTATGACATCATTTGATCACGAAACATTTTTAAAAGTTAAAGGCGAAACTGGCACTGGAACCCTTGAGGCTATAGGTATGTCTTATGGTCTGCCTAGCTGTATGTTAAATCTGGGTAAACAAGCCTTGAGCTTATTACCCTCAGGATTACTTAGCGATATACAGTCTAAGATCTTTGGCGGTAAATCAAAAGCTGAGGAAGTAACTAAAGGATTTTTTAAGAAGCTGGGTATGAATACAGGAGTCTATGAAGTTCTTACTGAGGGAGGACTTTGGGAGTGGTATTCTGACACCTCTTGGATGGGGATAGATAATGATGAGAGTCAAGAGGGTGATAATTTAGCAGGGCTCTTAGGTGCTATTGATTATGCAGTCGATGTAGGTGCGGGTCTATATCAAAACTATGAGGCTTTACAAGATATAATTGGTGGTGCCAAAGATTGTATAGAAAAGTGGAAGACTGTCCATGACTTCAGAGCGGGTGGTTCTGGCGATCAGAGAGCTACACTGCCACCAGAGGAACAGGCAGAACTGCTTGACTCCCTCTACGCTGGAGACAAGGCTGGGTTACAAAAGACTACTGCGTTTACTTCCCGTTGCAATGATTCCTTGGACCTGATTAATACTATCCTTCGGGAAAGAGCAGCCGACCCTTCTCTAGAACCATGCTTTTTAGACTCTGCCGAGCTTGATCCATTCCTTAGTCAAACGAACTACAAAAGATGTGCCCCCGAAGATCCTGAAGTTGGACAAGAAGAGCAAGAAGTATTCAGACTTACTTACGGACCTCCTGAGTCTTCTGACGGCCAATATGTATTAACTACAGACGGACTCTATTACGATTCTCAGACGGGCGGTTTGGATCCTGTGTTTCTAGCTATTTCGGGAATAGTCCCTGTCGGGGATCAGTGGAAATATGATTACGATCCCAACCTGGGAGGTAAGGGCCAAGCGGTTTCTATCAAATCGCTAAACCAGTTTAGAGACAACATCTTTGATCCTGATAGGATTGATGATAGTATTGGACTTCAGGAATACTATAACGAGGACCACTTCCTTGCAGTGTTGAAACAGCAAAGAAACAAAATAACCTTTGATTTGTCTGCTGATTTACAAGGGTTTATTGACAGTGGGGAAGCTCTATCAGTAGTACAGAATCAAAGACAATTGATTATCTCTGAAGTTGCTAATCATAATAATAAGATAAATAGAAGAAAGAAACAAATTGAGGTTGCAGTAAAAGCACCTCAAATCTACGGAGATGCTATGGGACCACTATTCCCCCCAGGAGAAGTACCCATTAACGATTTCTCCTACTTAGCTGATTATAACTTATCTGTAGACCTAGAAAGACAGAATGCTTTGATTTTCAAGCAAGCAGATGTTGTAGGTATAGTGCTACCCATTGATGTTAAGTTTGTAAAAACGAGTCAAAAACCTAGATCTATCGCTATTGATCATATAAATGTTCCCACAGTAGGAAGGGGAGCAATACTTTATTCTCCGTCATCCACAAACGCAGGAACTGTATTGTCCCTAACTGACCAAATTGTAAACAAAGACTTGTTTGCAATATATAATTTCCTTGAGACTACCTTGGAATTACCATCTTCAATAAATTACCCTGTAACGAACTGCGCTACTGAAAATAGATATAATAATGCTCAGTTGGTAGGAGCATCTAAAAGAACACTATTCGTATCAGGTCTGGGTATCCCATACTTTGGAGGTATTGTTAAAAACAAATCCACAGACCCTGCTGGAGCCTCAGGTTTAGGATCATACGGGAAGCTACCCGACACCAAAGAGTTCCAGGACCTAACTTATTCGCCAAGTGGATTTACTATAGAATGCTGGGCTCATGTCCCTAACATTATGGATGGGGGCGTTGGATGGCTTAGTTCTACAGCATCCTCACTAACTAAAGTTATTCTGGCTAATGAGAATGTTGGTTCTGCCTCAGGAGTATTAGCTGTGGATCATACTGGGGCTGAACGAGATCTGGATTACTTGGAAAACAAAAGAGGGGAGAGCTTTGTCCGAGGAATGGTTTGTGGATTTACTAGAGATAGAAGAATCACCCAAGCTTCCGCAGGATACAGTAATAATAATTATGATAACGATCCAGCATCCTCATTGAGTTTCTTCATAGCTCCAACTCAGGCTAGAGACTCCTCCTCTGCTTCTTGGATCAATAACGATGACTGTCAGGATTATGAAACCTTCTACAAAATGAAAGTGGATCTTTCGGCTACGGATTTTGGCAATGTGTCTTCGCAATTTGTCCTTATTGATATAGCCTGTGACCCGAGGACGGATACTATTAAGCTGTTTGCTGATGGGTCATTAGTCGCCACCTCAGCTATATCAGCCGTATTCGGTGTAGATATAGGGATCCCACCGAGCTTACCATCCTTTAAGAAAGATAATAGCTTCCAGTACTCCTCAACTACGGTGGACGGACCTACAGTAATCAAACAAGGACCGCTACTAAATACCCATTACACCCCCTGGATAGTTGGTGGTGGGTATACGGATGGTATGTATCAACATGGAAACTTCCTAGGGGGAGATCGTGGAGGAATAACCAGTGGTCTTCGTGGACACCTAGGAAGTTTGAAATTTTACGCTAGAGCCCTAGATAACTCTGAAGTTTCAAAGAACTATAAAGCCCAACAGGGCTTCTTCAAGAATATTAAGATTTAATGGCTGCTAATCAAACAGTTTCGGTTTTTGGAAGAATATCTCCAAAGTATACTAAAGAGGGACCAACCTCTCAAAGGCATGAGGTTTATGGATTATCCTTCCCCTTAGGATCTACTCCAGCAGGAGGATACTTTTCTAGGAGATCAGGGATTCATACGATAAGAAATTCTGTTAAGCAGCTTTTATTAACAGAGCGAGGGGAAAGAGTTATGCTTCCTAACTTTGGATGCAATCTAAGAAAATATCTTTTCCAACCTCTAAGCCAATCCATCTTTGAATCAATTAAAAAAGAGATCCAATATTCCTTTGAGAATTATATTGTTGGAGCCAAAATTGTAAAAGTATCTGTATTCCCTTTTGGACCAACAGGACCAGCAGGAGGAAATTCCCTTAAAGTGATTTTGTCTTTAGGCTTGAATACCGATGATTTAGAAATATTTGATGTTGAGGTAAACATATCATGAACTTTTCAGGAACCATAGCATCAGACTTTATGAAGTTAGCAAATATCCCTGTTAGTAAGAGACCTTCACTTATTAACTTTGCTGCTACTGATTTTATCACTCTTCGCAATTCCTTGATTGACTATGCTAAGGCAGTCTATCCAAGAGACTATACTGGCTTTGTAGAATCTGATTTAGGAATGATGTTCTTAGAGCTTGTGGCTTATATGGGATCTGTTATGTCCATGAAAGCTGATATGCTTGCTAACGAGAACTTCTTAGCTACCGCAACACAACGAGCTAGTGTTAAAAAGCTTTTAGAATTAGTTGGGGTTCAAATGAAAGGACCCCTTTCTTCTGCCGCTGATGTCAAAATTACTTCTCCTGTAGAGGTAACTGGAAATATCACTATCGCAGCAGCCGATAGAACTATAGAAACTACCTCCCCTGAAGATGGAGGAGTTCTAACTTATACACTATACAAAGTTGTTAATGGAGTTGTTGATACAATCAACACTGGAGGTAACATCATACTTTATCCTGTTGAAGGCCAAGGAACACCAGTAACAATATTTGAAAATGTAGTTATACAAGAGGGAACGCTTGTAAAGGATTCAGGAAGTTTCGCAGCTACCGAAGCTGTTAAGACTATTAAGCTTACACAAGGATCTATTGTAGAGGGTAGCATTCAGGTATATACTACTGGCCCCGACCCTACCAAGAATGGAGCCTTTGTTGAAGTGCCTAATGTATTCTTCGCCTCAGGAGCATCAGATAAGATTTTTGAAGTGCTTTACGATGATAATTATACAGCTACAGTAGTCTTTGGAGACGGCAGTGTTGGCGTTTCCCCAGACGATACCTCTAACTACGAAGTTTTCTATAGAGTGGGTGGGGGAACCCGTGGGAATATTGGGAAGGACATCATTAATAATACTATTCCTGGTACAATCAATACACTTGCCAATTCATTAGCTATAACAAATACCTCAAAAGCTACAGGAGGTGCAGACGCTGAAACTTTAGAACATGCTAAACGCTACGCCCCACTAACCTTTAGAAGACAGGATCGCTTAGTAACCTTAGAAGATTACTCAGTATTTGCTAATACCTTTATTAGCACTTTTGGTACGATTGGAAAGGCTACTGCTGCTACACGCCAAGCATACTCCTCCGCTAATGTAATTGACATTTATGTATTAGAGAAAGCTTCAGACATGCAACTACAACGAGCTACTACAAACTTCAAAACTCAATTACTAACTGCTATAAGTAAAAAGAGGATGGCAACAGACGATGTGGTTATTGTGGATGGTCTTATTAGAACACTAGACCTAGTTACAACAATTCGAATTGATAGAGAAGATGAGAAGAACCAGGACCAGATCAAAGCGAAAGTTAGAGATAAAATCATGAGCTACATGAATGTGGATAATCGTGATTTTGGACAGGATTTCATTGTATCTGAACTGAACAGACAAATCTTTGAAGTGGATGAGGTTAGAATTTCTACAGTAGATAATATAGAAGGGAGCCTTACGATTGATTTCAATGAGATTATTCAGTTGAATAATTTAACAATTAATGTATCCTTAATAGACTAATGGGAGATAGCAAATATACACCAAATCCTAGAAAATACTACAAGACAAACTTTGTAGATCTAGTGGAGCTTATCACCCCCGAGGTGTATAAGATGGAGGATTTATATTTAAGTGGCACTGAAGTAAACCCCCTCTCTCAAGTAATCAACGCTCATATAAATGTAGCTGCCAACATCTCTAATGTTATATCCCTGTCAGGAGTGGCTAACAGCCAAACAAGTGCTTTAGATAGTATTGATGGAATAGCCCAGTATTTTGTAAAGCAAAATAAATTAACTAATATTAATCCCTTCTTATTTGAAAGTAAGATCATGCTTCCCCTGGGTACTAGTTTAGCAGATTATGATACAAGTGGGGAGTTTTTTACCTACCTGTCTGGGACACTACTCCCAATGATTATACCTGCGTCCACTACTCAGGTGGATCCGCTTCAAGCTAATATAACAACGCTATCGGCGTTAACAGGGGATTCGAATACTAGTAGCGTCCATAACTATTTAGTGGATACTTTGGGTTGGATGTATTTTTTGAATACTTCTGCTGATGGAGGGTTAGATTATTCCCCATCTAGCTATGTCCTCAATTCTTTAAATTCTCTATACATGGGGACTACCCTAGAGACTATTGATGGAATTAAAGGATTAACTGAGTACTTATGGAGAAACAATGAGACTTGTTCGTTCGGTTCATATATACCTGACGGTTTCGCTTCGGGTATAGCAGACGGAATTACAGAATCTAGTGCGGGGGTTCTACCGACATATACTAGCGGAACACAAAGGCTTGATGCTCTCAAAACCTTAATGGAGGTAGTTTACTCCCCCCTCTATATTGACGAGCAAGACTATACTGTTAAATCAGCATTCGATAATTATATTGATGCCTCTATGAAATTAGATAATAGAGTATCTAATGGACCTCATAGAAAATTTACTAATATTATGGGGTATGAGTTTGCTGACCTCAATGACCAAGTTGAAAATATTGGTTTAATTTATGATATTGATAATGTTAAGGGTGAACATCTTCAATACATAGCAGACCTTATTGGATTTAAACTTCGTGGTAGCTCTGCTTCGAAGTGGAGACACCAATTACGGTTAGCCCTTGATCTTTATAAGAAATCAGGAACTTTAGAATCTATTCAAGTAGCCATCAATACATTAATAGTTGATTCCGTATTCGATGTTTCTGGTAGAGTCCAAGAGTTATGGGAGTCCTACCTACCTCAGTTGATTTGGTATGCCCTAGGGACGGAATCCCCCTTATTTAGAGATCTAAATACTTGGACCCCTGGGCTGGCTAATCAAGCGGGAGTATTTTCGTACAGTACTAGTAGTCTAGAAGACAATATCAAGATGGTTACGGATAGTATTCTTCTAGATATGTACAAAGCGTTTCCTGATAATTTCTTATTCCATGGAAATAAATTCCCTGTACCCCAGTTTGCGGAACTCGATATTAATGGATGCACTACAAAACGATATACCATTATTAATGAGCCAGGAATGAAGCCGTTCCATATGCACTCTATAGACAGTAATGGATATCAAGCATACAAACAGGATGCGAAACTGTTTGGAGAGAGTAAAGCTTTTGATGCTGCGACAGGGTTCGGTGCGTTAGGTTCTGGTGTATACATGGCGGGGGAAGAACACCTAACTACTGGAGAAAGACCGCTATACCTTAAGCCTGAAGGAGATCTTAATTTCTTGTTTAGTTATAGAGGTAAACAGAATTTTGGGATGCCTCCGTTTGAGGAAGTAAAATACTATAGAGACTCTTCTATTACTGCTGATATGGTTAATTTCTTAGTAGAGAGGTTGAAATGCTTTATGGTAAAGGATTCCTTTGCTGATGAGGTTGGTAATTATATTCTTAGTAGTGCGGTAACGGATGAATCAGATCTTGGTGCTTTAAATGAGATGCTGATGTTCTTTAGTTCAGTTCAGATTCCATCGAACTTTAACGATGTGATGCTTAGTATTTCGGACTACGAAAAGAACCTGCTCCCTCTGTGGAATGGAAAATCCTCACACCTATTCATCAACTTTAAAGATACTGATTTCGATTTTTCTAAAACTACATTAGAAGGTGATGGAAAGTATGCTTTGTATGAAGCAGCTAGAGTAGCAAAAGAATTTTCTCCTGCTCATGCTATTACTAGAGTAAATCTAACTGCTAGTGCAGAAGATGATTTTTCTACATCAAGTGCTAATTGGGAATACTTAGGCTTTGATAAGGATGATAATAGAGCTTCCTATACTTCAGCCTCTGTTCTAGGAAACTTTGAGATTAGTGGAGCAGCTATGGGGTTAGTAGCTCCAGGCAACTCTGATGGAAGAGGGGGACTGAATACTTTCAAACGAGACGCTGTAGATAGAATTACGGATGCCCTTGAATCAACTACTACTGCTACCTTTGCTCCTAGACGAGCATTAAGAAGGCGTAACTTTAAGTATACTCTTCCCAAAGAGGGATACTACGATAGGACTGGGTTTAATGGTCCTGTGAATTGGGACGCTTCTGCTCAAGAAAACTCTATGCCTTCTTCTTTAGGAGAACTTACCTTAGGGTATGTGGCTTCAGCAGCAGCGTTCTATCCCGTAGTTGATCCTATTAATCCATCAGGCGTTTGGCATGAGTGTGAGAAGCTTGATTCTTCCCGTCAATTCTCTGGAGTTTATACTAGCGCAACTTATCCCTATAGAGGATTAACTCCCCTCGGATCAAATAACAAGATGCCAGAAGAGGAATCAGCCACAGCTAGGTATGTGGATAGAGGTCAAGTTCCTGAATTATATAATACTATGCATCAGCTTTTTGAAGCTAAGGCATACGATTACGCTAATGAGCAGATTAATCTAAATACCTCTCCTTACGATGCAGACGCTTATTGGAAGAACAATAGACAAAGCTTTGCTAATGAAGCTATCGCTAGTGGCTTTGTTCTAAACTCTTTTGCTGACTACGAGAACTTCAGCTTCGGTACTGGATTGCAGAAAGCGCATAGAGACTACTGTAAGTACTTTAATAAACATTCTTTGGGATTAAATGAGATTGCTAAGACTGGAGGTAATATCTTTGCTCAAGTGTTTGGTAAGGGTCTTTACAACTGTGATTTTGATCTAACTGGTTATGCTGCAACTACCTTAGAAGGAAACTATATCGCTTCTAGCGTTGCTAATGTGGTTCCTATCGCTTATAATGATGGGTCAGGTGTATTCAGTACCTGTGCGGTAGCGTCTTATGGAGATGGTATTGCTTCAGGAACTTACATTGCTTATGGCCCAGCCGAGTCCGTGCTTCCGCTTGTTGGTAATTATGTATCTCCTTTTGATGTAAACACTGCACAATATTCTAATTACCAAGAATTTAATGCAGAGTTTAGAAACCCTAATATTTTAAGTGGTATTGAGTTTGTTCAAACTTCGGGGGCACCTAACGCTAATCAGTTTAGTGTGTTTAAATTAGATTCTTCCAAGGCTACCCCTGGAATGGAGAATGCTCTTATCAACAACAGCGTTATTAAGTGTAAGTCTCTTGGTGGATTGCCCAGACTTCGCTTTGATTTGTCTTCCTATGGAGATAGACCTAACCACTTTATTAAAGATCACAAGTTTAAACTTAATGTAAAGTCTTTGGTTGCTGAAGAAAACTCTCCTATATTGGGAGGAGGTAAGTTAGGCGTATGGATTCATACTAAACCTAAGTACTTAGGAAACAGAAACTTACTTTCTTATACTGATGATCCTGGAAGTTCTCCTGGTTTAGATTTTCCTGCTGGGGACGGGAACGGGAATTATTGGGGATCACAGAATGCAAATTCTTTTTCTAGTATTTTGGAGACTAACCCATTCGGTGGTGTATCTAGCATGGAATTAAGTGGTATGAATACCTCCCCAGGCCCGTACACATTTTTAATATTCAACCCCGAATCTGTCATTGAAGGTGCTGGTTTTACTACTAGACCTAGAAATTTTAGGACTGGATATAATTCAATATGGAGTATGTATGTTAAACGACCTACTTCAGGGTACTCCCCATCGAGTTTTTTCCTAATGATTAATGATAGAGGAGACCCAGAGTATGGTGTAAATAATGTATACTTTGATTATCAGGGTACATATACCGATTCTACAAGTGCGGTTCTTGTACCCAGGGATGTGCCGCTTGGGATTGGGTACAGGAGTTCTGTTGAAGATGTAGGAAATAATTGGTATAGGTGTTCCCTGATCGTGAGCGGGTTGGGGTATTATCATGCTGATAGAACCTTAGATGGAGATCAGTTTGATAATAGAATTTATATGACTAGCAGTACTGATAGTCCTGGTTATCCAAACTATTCAGAGCGGCTACTTCTTTATGGTCCTCAAGTAGAGCAATGGCCTATTGGTACAGGAGGCGAAGCTAAAACTGGACCTACTCCTTACGAAGCAGTAGTAGGTGATATACCTGATCCTGTAACACCTAATGGATATCTATGGTCTTGGACTCCAAACGGAAAGTGGGAAGTTATAAAAGAAAGCAGACTATCCATTCCAGCAGTTAAGAATTCTCTAGCTCACATATACGATTTCCCAATTTATCAACCCGCACTTATTGATGAGGAATTCTGCTTAGGTAATACTTCGGATTCAAATGAAGTTATAAATAATAATACTCTTAAGAATCTTAAGGAGGAGTATTTTAGAAACTTTGAAATAGAGTTCGATACTAGAAACTTTACTAAGCATAACAACTCTGAGTATCTTGATATTGTTCCTATGGATAATGATGTTTACGAAGTTACAGAACAAGTGAACAGGGATGACACGAATTACATTGTAGAAGTCTTCTTTATCCCTAACACTAATCCAGACAAGTACCTCCTAATTGATTCCATCGAGCTTCAAGATGTTACCCAGAGAGAGAATACGGGCATTGCAACTGGGCATGGAGTAGCTACTAGTGGCATCCCACTTAGACCTTTTGTAACAGAAGATAAACTTTACTTAGAGAAAGATCAACTTAGAGATGTTTTAAAGTTCTATAATGGATTGGCAGGACTAGGTACAGGAATGTATGCTACCTCCCTAGCTTCCAGAGATGCAATGATTACATCAGGTACTATGGAAGTAAGCGGGGGTAGTAGATTGAACTATAGACTAAGCCCAACTTGGGGTGCTGGTAATGCTGGCAACACTCAAGCTGACTACAATAACTTTACAAATGTGGAGCTAGATAACTAATGAGAGGCGAAGTAGAAATTTGGGACGGAGACAAGCTACTCCACAAGGAAAGTAACCTTCTTGTGAATGGGGCAGGAGAATTGTTGGCTGACATTATGACAGTCTCTCCTTCCCTATCTGGTATTGCAGATCATGCTACCTCTTCTATTCTAGATGCTTCTAACTATACCATTCAAGCTATCTCGTTTGGTAAGGACGCATCTGCTTATCAGTACAATGCTCACGCTTTGAATAGTAGAAGGAATTTGCTTTACTATAGTACTCCCTCTGCTCAGGGAGATGATCCTAACGGACAAATTTATTGGAATACAACCTACACTGAAGTATGTTCGGCTCCTGAAATATTACCCCCTACTCAATATGAAAATGTTCCGTCTTCTGTAGCCCATGCGCTATCTGTAACTGATATAAGTACTTCTGGAAACGGAGGATTTGCTTTTGGTTTTGGGAGTCCTTTGGGAGCCTTCCCCTCCTGGTCAACAAGTGGGGGGCAAGATAATTGGTTTTGTTACTCAGTATACATAAAATCCCCAGTCCTCGATGAGCCGTATCATCCCTACCCCTATACTAGTACCGCACCTAGAAACAGACCCCATATTAAAATGCAATTAGTTGGGGAGAATTTTGATAATCTTGGTGGTTTTGCAAAATCGAGATCAAGTACAGATCCGTATTTCGCCAGCCCAGACTTTACTACCCTCTCTGGTGTTGGCATTGGATTTTATACAGATAATAGAGGAGCAGCTACTGGAGGCTATAGTATTGATTACTGGGATGAGGGATCAGGTATAGAGGAAGCAGGAAATGGGTGGTATAAGGTTTGGACCTCTGTTTTAGCCCCTGTTTCAGGGTTGAGTGGGATTAATATTACTATATCTCCTGCTGGATGGGAGGCTAGTCCTACTGGAGAAACTTCAGGTGGTATATATACATATGGACACCAACTTGAGTTAGGTAGATGGCCCACATCCAGACAATTTAATAATCAAGGATATGAAGCTAATAATTGGGACCTTTCAGGTAGTGTACTAAATCGAGATCACAGCCCAGGAGCCGTAACAGATAATGGAACAGTTAGAGTATTAAATGATCCTATACCCAATCCTAACATACTTTCTTATACAGTAGACCCTTGGGATAGTCCAGGAATCTCGCCAGGGAGTTATACTGCTGGTGAATATTGGTCTGCTAATAGTACGGGTTATGTGGCTTCTTTCTCCTCTATTCTTGAGACTAACCCTTTTGGGGGAGTTTCCTCAGTTGAATTGAGTGCCCCCGTGATTACTGGGGGAAACTGGCCCCATATCAGTTTAAAGGAAGCTAGTGCAATAGCAGCCGCAGGTTATCCTGTTAATCAATCTAGAACTTTTAAAAAAGGGTATGATAATATATACAGTACTTATATTAAGAAGCCCTCGTCTAATGCTACCTCAGCCTTTTCCCTGGCACTTCAGGATTGGTACAACCCCGATCCCGAAGGAAACTCTGTTGTTTTTGAGTTTCGTGGTGGAGGTACTGTTCCTACATTTAAATCTACTAGTTACGGTTATAATAGTTACTTAATTGAAGCAGTAGGAAATGATTGGTATAGAATAACTTTAATTATTTACGGTTTAGGTAGTGGAGGAGCTAACGGAGATACAGTTGAGGGTGATGGTATTGTGCCTTTTATCATGATGGGTCATCATGGGCTGGTTGACCCTACTGGTGTGTCCTTAAAACGACTGTGGTTCTATGCCCCTCAATTAGAACAGTGGCCCACTGGAACTAAACTTAGTCCTACAAAATATAGGGAAGTATCAGGAGGTGTCCCAACCTACGCAGAAGATAATTTACTAACCTCCTCCTATGTTCCCACTAACTACCTCTCAAGTCCTCCTAATCCTGAGAGTACTAGAGTAGAGGACGGGAATACTGCTTTATTTGATACCTCCTCTCCTCTTAGCGGATTTAATATGGGACAAAACTTAAATGTTATTCCTTATAGAGAACAAGGTAGTCAGCTTCCAAACTTCCTTAATTTATATCCAAACGATGCTGCTGGTGTATATTCTTCTTTTAATGTAAAAAAAGGACAGCAATTTTTAGATTGGAGGACAGCTGTATATCCACCTACCATTTATAGCTTTAGTGGAATGGGTTCTTTAGGTCCTCAAGCCTACTATCTTGGATGTTACCCAGAAGGTTCTAGTACAGGAGGATCTAATTGGGCTCTTGTGAGTTCTTTAGATAACTCTGCTGCTTACTTGCATGTTGCTAATGGAACTGATCCCAACTTTATCTCAGGAACCTACAACAGCATAGTAAATGAAGCAAGCTCTATGGATGTTTCTGGGTTTGTTGGAAAGGTTTACGATGCTAAGAACAAAGTGGGCGTGGTATCTAATCCTAATCATTGGCAGTACACTAATAATATATCTGATGACCCAGGCATTACTATCAATACTGACCTAGCGGGGAATTTTTACCAACTTGCTACTAGATTTGGTTCTGCTTCCTCGGTTCCAGAAACTAACCCGTTTGGTGGTGCTTCATCCATACAACTTAGTGCTACGGATGATTTAGCTGCGTTGGATTATTGGCCTATTATGTCTACTCCAAAGATATTTTCATTAAGTTCTACGCATAATATTACATTTTCTGTGTATGTTAAACAGCCCACTGGGGAACCGCAAGGAGTTACTCGTTTCGGTATCAATGTGTATAATGTCACTAAAACACACTCTACCACCGCATGGTATGATTTTAGTGGTACAGTTCACGGTTATCCCGCTAATGGTACTCCTGTTTTTGTTTCTATACCTGCGAATACTGCAAACTTTGTGGGACAAAAAATTGAGGATGCTGGGAACGGTTGGTGGAGGATGGTACATTCAGTTAGCGGGATAGGTGATGTTGCTTCCCCCAATCAATGGGAAGATGGAGATGATATAAGGCTTTATTTATATCTGTCTGACTCTGATGTGGTATATACCAATGTTGCGGGTTCTGCTCTTTTGATTTCAGGTCCTCAAATGGAACAACATCCTATTAGTTATAACCTTTCTGCTACCCCCTACCAACCTGTAGCAGGAGCTTCTCCAACTATAGCAGAACAGAATGGTACAGGAGGACTTCATGTATCAGGAGGAGTAGATGCTACTAATTCAGGAACGGTTGAATATTCAATGTTAATAGGCTCAGGAGATGTAGGATACTCTAACCTGTATGGAGGTATATATAATATGGGGCTATGGACAATTGATATGGATAAAACACTTAAGGCAGGAAATACTCCCCCTTATTCGTTTGGACCCCTAAATAATCCTAGGAAATATAAACTGTTTTCTACGAAACATCTAACAAAGAACTTAGGCTTTATAGAAGATAGCGGTACTAATGCAGGATCGCTGAATTATACAGACCTAACTATTAAGTGGAGATTACACTTCCTATGAAAAATTTTACAGAAGAGTTAGGGATTAACGGTCACTTGACCATCATTAAGAAATTTACTGATGGTCAAGAGGAAGTTGTATTCGATGATCACAACATCATCGTTTCGGGCATGGGTGTAGGACTCACTTATATGTTTACTGGGTCAGGATCTAATTCTGTCCTTGATTATCAGATTGACAGGTTCCAAATAGGAGTCTCTGGCCCTCCTACAGGTGGAGAGACTAGTGCTATTTATCAATTATCTGGCGCAGCTACACTAGCTGAATACGGAGGGGGAAGTAACCTCTTTATAGATGTCAAAGACCAGATGACTAATGGTACGCTAACCTCTAATGCTGCTGCCCTCATTCCTGCTAATAAAATTACAAAGATTTCAGATGCTTCTGTTAGGTATACCCTAGTGGTGGACGAAGAAGCTTGTAATAGTATTAGCAGAAACAGTACTGATATGAATATTAACGAGGTGGGGCTTTTGATGAAGAACCCAACAGGCAACACCGCAGACCAACCTCTCTTAGTAGCCTATAGAACCTTTAGTAATATACGAAAGACTAATGATTTTTCTTTAATTTTCAGATGGACACTTAACTTCTAATGCCTTTTAACCCAAACGATATTTATACCAGCAGCGGTAGCGTTATGCTGTACAACTCTTGGACTCCTTATGTGTCCAAGTACGATACTAGCTCCTTCTACAACTGGGAGCAGGACAACCTGCCTCTGTATGATCTAGAGGAGCGTACCTATGAGCTTTGGGAGCAGCAAGGGTTTACTACCTCGGCTGGAGTTCCTGGATTAGCTTTAACCGTTTCTGCTGATGCTCCTACTGCTATCTTAGCCGCTAACAACAATGTCTTTACAGATTTAAGTTCCTGCATTGCTGCTATTCCTAAAGTGGTTCGCTTCCCCGTCTTAGTTGAAGTTGGAAACTTTGGAGATCTTGGACTTCTAGAACTACATAATTTCCGAATGGAGGAGAGAGGTTCTATTGAGATCATTAATAGAAACTTCGGTAGAGTTTATAATGCATCTGGGGATTGTGAAGACACAGTAGGTTTACCAACATATAATGCGTCTCATGCGCTTATGACTACTGTAAGCTCTTTGGATTTAAGCAGTACTTATTTGGAGACTTGTTGCGTTCATCTTGGAGCTACGGTTTTGTCGGGTGGTGTCGATATTAGAGTGGCTAACCAAGGAAATTCCTTCTTTTATCCAAGGCACAATTTGAGGAAGGCACCTCTAACAGTGTCAATTAAATCTGCTGCACCACTTACAGGAGTTGCCCAACAATTCTCCTTTACTCCATATGAGAACATAATTAATTCAAACGATCTAACTAGGGCAACTATGGATATGAGTGCAGTTAATCAAGCTACAGCGGCAGATATAAATCGAGCAGGGTTATCAGATCCTGAAAGATTATCTGTAGGTGGCAATACTTACTTTAACCACTGCTCTAAGATTAGTGTTAAGAACTGTGATGGTCCTATTTATATTAGAAACTTCTTTGTTGATGGTGAATCTACTGCTACAGGTGGAAGAGATGTAGGTATTCAAGTAACTAATTCTGATGTTCTTATTGAGAACTGTGCGTCAATAAGGTGCAGAGAAGCAGGATTTAAGTTCAACAACTCAAGAGTTACTCTTTCGAGATCCGCTGCTGCTTATAGAAACTATAAGTTACTCACTACAACTACAAGACAAGCTTCGACTGGATATGGATTCCACGCAATTAATAGTGAAGTCTTAGTAAGTTCCCTTCCGACTCCTCTTGGAACCACCTACCCTGGGGACACTGGAGGTTCTGGAGTTGATTGTGCTATTATTGCTTCCAGAAACTACGCAGGGTTTGTTCTTGATAATTCTAAACTAGTAGGGGGAGTTCAAAGAGCGATAGCTACACAATCCTTGGGTGGTAGTATTATCGGTTCGGAACTAAACACAGGCTACGGATTCCTTCTAAATAATTCCCAAATGGATATTAAGGGTCTCCTTGATGTGTATGGAAATTCTAAAGGGATTGAAGCCGATGGATCTAAAGTAACTTTCCAAAACTTAAGTATTGATCATCATAGTAATGAGGCTATTCGATGTAGAAACTCAGCGTTTATCTTCGATTCTCCTGCTGCCCCAGGTTCTGCGGGACAAGCTGATCGTAAACAATTAGATATGTCTGCTAATGGTCAGCACATTGATCTGATGAAGAATAGCTCCTTCGGCTTTAGAAGAAAAAATAACATCCCTAATATTTATGGAAACTCACAATTCAAAGTTTCTCATGGTGTTATTAAGTGGGGTGGAGCAAATAATAGCACTCTCCCCGCAATATCGGTTAATGATAATTCTACTTTAGATTTGCTTCATGCTTATGTTGATGTAAATGGAACTAGTGAAAACATAGCTAATGTTCCTTCTTTTGGAAGAGGAATTAAGGCTACTGCTAATTCTAAAGTAAGCTGTTATGGATCTAAGACTGGGTGTACTTTTGTTTGGGGTCCAACAGGAATTACTTATCAGGCAAAGATGGCAGGAATCTATGCTGATCAAGCTTCGGAAATTAACCTACATGGTCCTACGGCTATTGGTCAGTTTGGTGTGGATGTTTTGGTAGAGAATAACTCTACACTTAACATAGAACCAGCAAGAACTAGAGATTCCTTTGGTTTAGAAGTGAGTGGATTTGATTTAAGTTCTCAAGGAAACCATACTTCCGTAGAACTCCATGCTACTAGATCTTGCTTGGTAGCCAACAAGAACTCCACAATCAACATGGCTGATCTTGGTGCCTTCCCTGCAAACTGGGCTAGGACTGGGACAGGTCGAACAGCACTTTCTGTAGGTTTTGATTACCCCATTAACACTTTTAATACTAGTGCTTATACTGGTTCTGGATCTCTTCAATTCTATCCCAACCCTCAAGATCCGACTGCAATCGCCCAAAACAATCTTGATGATTTAGTTACTGGTGGTTTTACTGTTCCTGACCCCCCTGTTTTTGCAGAAACAAACTACATTAATCGTTTCTTTGCTACTCAAAATATTATTAATACTCTCTTGATTGACGCAAATATTGCTAAGATTACTCAGGGAGGGATGTGCTTACGAGCTACACAAGATAGCGTAGTTAATGCTAAGAATGTTCATTTTCCTATAGGAACGAACACTAGTCCAATGGATGGTCTTTATTACACCACCAGTGGTGATTCTTGCAGTAAGCTTATGATTTGGAATATTGCTGATAGCTCTAGACTGAATGCCTCTTTCCTTTCTGTTAGTGGTATGTGGCCTGGAAGTACTCAGTACCATGGACCTAGCTCAATTTATGCATCCTCTGTTGATGGAGTTAACGCTGGGAATGATTACGATGCTCCTGCGTTTGGAGCCCCAGTGAATACGCCCGATACAGGATCCCTAAGCGTGTTGGATGCATTCGGAGCAGGTAGTTCTGTATGGACTGTTCCCTCTGGTGTTAGTGTTAATAGCCCCTTTGATGCTTTCTATCCCATCTCTGGAATAGTTAATGATGAAACTTCAATTTCCTTGGCAGGAGCAGGAATTAATGTAAGTGGTAGTACCACTTATAAATACGGATCAGGACCACACAGTAGCAATAACCAAGGAGTTTTCCGTATTTACTGGACTCCAAAATCAAGTGCAAGGGTTCTCCAAACTGATTTGAGTGGCTACCTAAAAGGAACTTTCCCCAATCCAGCCTTCGCTGGAGAAACCTTTAGTGGAGTTATCGGACCAGCATATCAAACTTTTGCTCAAGGATATAATTGCTCTGGCCCCCTATCTTCCTTACTACTACTTGATGCGTTAGGAAATAATGTTACTAGTGGAACTTATCCTGATCTTCTTAAGCTTAGTTACGACTCTGATGGGGATGGGGTTCCTGACGAGCTTTGGACATCTGGATTTTATTACTGTAATGAAATGCTAGAGGAGAATCCAACACAATGTATGCTTGATGAGTCGGCAGGAGGCACTTTTGCTAATGCTAAAAATGCAAGTATTGGGATGTCGGGTAGACCTAGAAAAGTAACTATTTACAGGTCTAGAAGTGACGCTCCAGCTAATAGAGGTTCTGAAGCTTATATTGGAGACACATCTGGAGCAGTAGGATTTAAATCCGCTGCAATCTTTGATCTATCGAGGGACAACTAATGGCTGAACAAATATTTAATGATAGTAATTACCGATTCTCGGATCCAATTAGGTTTTTTAAAGCTAACGATCCTTACTACTTTGAGGTGGATAATATTCCGCTCAAGCAATTGCAAGAAAATTGCTTGTGGTTAAAAGATCAAGTTAGAAAAGACACTACACAAAAGCTTTTAGGAGTGAAGAGGGCTGATTTAGATGAGCTTCGTCCGTATGCTACGGGGGGAGACAGAGTGCTTCGTGTTAAGCCTGGGCGTTATACTGCTAGGATCAATGATGCTTCTACTAAAACTCCACTTGCATACTTAAGTAAGGTTATGGGCATTGCGGTTGGTGATGTCGATGCGTGGGCTACTCCGCTTCCCAACCCTGGGGACTTTCCCGATGGAAAGAATGCTATTCTTCAAGCGGCACTAGATACCTTTAAGAACTCAATTGCTCAGGAAGCTATGGGTATGACGGGTCTTGCAGAAAGAGCCTTTACTTGGCCTGTTATTAACTCTGACACTCCGATTGATAATGACGGAGTAGACTTAACTGGAATGGCTTACGGAGATGAGGATGTTAACATTCCTGGTGGAGGCGCAGCTTACTCCCCAATGGTGATTACACAAGCTTTACTTTGGGCCAAGTCTCAAGGATCTACCGTAGCTTCTTACGCTCTGCCTAGTTTTGAAACTACCAATCCTAACAACGGGTGGGCTAAGTTTCCTAGAACAGAAAGTTATTTCATTAAAAGGTGGAGAGGTGTTTCTCGTTTAGCCATTGTGGATATAGATGACGAAATTTCTATTGAAGTTCCTCAGTTTGACCCTACTGATTTTGACTACACTAATTCCCAGGGAGTTACGACTCCCGTTACAGGGGTGGAAAGCAGGATTGATTTAGTATTTATTTACAGTAAGCCTGTTGATGCTAGTGGAGTTAATATTCTAAAGCCATCTGGTAAGGTGGGCATCACTAAACCAACTCTCGGCATTGTTCGTGGAGCAGGAATTAAAACAAACTTCCAAGAAAGCTCACAAACTAATAAAGATTATATTACCAACTTAAATGATGATCACGGTATTCTTGCACACCCTGGAGATCAGAAGAACATAAACATGGGGTTCACTTCTACCTCTGCTAATGATCTCGTACAAGATGTTAGAGGTTCCTTTCCTGCCCCTGATGATATCTTAAACATAGCTCCACTTATCTCTGAGAAACTAGAGGATAACGCATACGAGCTTGTTGGTCAGTCCATCCTCCCCGTAGCTTATGTGTGGGTTCAGAATGGTTCTCAAGTGGTTCTTAGTACGGATGTCATTGATATTAGGCCCTTGTTTAGGACTGCCGAATTGGCATACAACGAGAGGGCTGGTATTGGTGCTGCTATGCCCCAACTCTCATTAGCTAACCCTGCGGTTGGTAAAGGTCAGTTAGACTATGAACTTAAACGAGTTTTTGATACTGTAACTGGTCATATTGAGTCTGTAGCAGCAACATCAGACACGCAAAGTGCAACGAACACTTTAGCCACAGGTTATGTATTTGGCGGTTGGAACTTTGGTCCTGAAGGAGCCCTTTACGATTACTATCAAGGAGTTTTCGCAGATGATGGGAACACAGACACTAATGCTGATGCTTATATTAAGCAGTATGTTAAGGGGAAATATGGAATAGGTAGTGCCGCTGCACAAATTATTATCCCTTCTTACCCTGATTGGGACTTGTCTCAATGGTGTACGGAACAAGATCTTTCTGATAAGGGACTCTACCCTAATGATTATATTAATACCTTCTTCAGTCTAGCTGGAGATCTTGACCCCTCCATAGTTGCAGGAAGTAAAAAGAATGTAGTTTATCCTGATGGAACTACGACAGGTGGGGGCGTACCTGATAGATTACAAAACTTCGGAAATACGGAAAGCTATCCCAGCACACAGTCTAGGGCAGGATTTCAGTATATTTCTAAAAAAATTAAGTTCACAAGACCAGCATGGTTAGCCGATTATAAAGTTGATATTGATTTAGTTAATAGTTTAGCGCAAACTACCATGGGGATTGGTGGCACTCACACAAGTAAAGGTCAGCAAGCAGGGTACTTTGGTCACTGGGTAGAAAAAGGTTTTGATGAGTTTACAGTTTATGTTGCCTTTGTTACTGACGATCTTAATTCTAGATCAGGTACTTCAAGTGCAAGATTCCCAGCCCCGCATACAGTAGTGGTCACTACTGGAGGTGGTAAGAAAAACTCAACTACTAATAGTGTTACTGTATCCGAAAGGGGTGGAGAACGATTTAGTGGTTTTGTGGTTCCCGTTGGAGATATTTTATATTCAAATACCTCACCGATATCTACAGGAAATGGTCTTGGCTATACTGGAAACCCAAGAATTGGAAAGTGTACTTATCCCACTGTAATGTGGTCAATTTCAGGAATTCCTATTGCAGATGCACCGTATCTTTATGGGAATCTTAATGGAACTAATCCAACAATCACTTTAAAGCCCTAATATAATGCCTATTGAAGATCCTACATTCGGTTGCGGGACCTTCCTTCCTGGGATGGGTCCTGGTAACTTCTCCGATTTTGATGGTGGTGGAACCATTGATGGTGGAGGAGGGGATGACCCTGATGATCCTGATGATAATGGACCTGATGGAGAGTTGGACGATGTTATTATAGATGATGATACTGGTATAGTCCACCCCCCTCCAGGAGTCATTCAACCAAGATTTGAGACTACATATTGGCGTTGTATTGAAGTTAATCAAATCAAAAAAGAGTGTCAACCCATAACTCAAGATTCCGCGCAAGCACCCCCAGCGAATTCCTTTCTATCACAAGCAGATTGTGAGCTTATTTGTAATAGTCCCCCAACACCAGGGACTGGAGGAGGAGGAGCCCCGAGGCCGCAACCTCCAGGACCACGAAGACCGTCAACCCCAGATGTTGCTCCCCCTGGTCCTGGAGGAGGAGCAACTTGTAAATGTACTGTTACTAGCCATTTCATTGGCCCATCAATTGCTGTGAATGGTATTTGTACTAGGCAAGTGACTCTTTTCCAAACCTGCGTTCCTTTAGGAGTCCCAGAGTCAAACCATCGAGAGGAAATCGCTGCTTATGTGAATAATGGATGGAATGTTCAGGGTACTACTGCCCAAGGCCCTGCTGGATGTGTTTGTGGATCAAACGATTGTACCAATAAAACCTTTACCCTTATAAAAGCTTGCCCAGATGATTTAGATTCTACCCCTAGGGGTGGTGGTGGAGGTGCTGCTCCTGGAGCCCCTAAAGATGACCATCCAGGAGGCCCTACTACCCCTGGTGAGGACCCCCCAGGCCCTGGTGTTGGTGGAGGACCTGGAGGAACCCCTGGAGGAACGGCTAAAGGCCCTACTACCCC